ACAGTTTCCAAAACTCCCCGAAAAAGTCTTTCTCAATCGAATGGGCACTCATCTATCAACTCCTCCTCATCTTTCCCTGTCTCTGTGAACCGCATCTTGTTTCCGTCAAAATCAAAGATGATCGTCCCCTTTGCTCCCTGTCGGTTCTTCTCCACGGATACGGAACGGCTCCCACTTTTGTTCTCCCACATCAGCATAATCACGGAGGCATCTTGCTCGATCGCCCCGGAATCCCTCAAGTCTGCCATGGATAGTTTCTGCTTCATCTCGCTTGCTCTGTTGAGCTGTGACAAAAGGATCACGGATGCGTGTATCTCTTGAGCCATCTCTTTCATGTCCCTCGAAATCTCGGACACTTCTTGCACTCGGTTTCCAGAATAAGTCGAACGGCACTTGATGAGCTGGAGATAATCTACAATCACCACATCGTACCCACGGGCAAGCGATCTGATCTCTCGGACGGTCTTTACTCCCGTGTAAAGCATCAGAGGATTGTCCGCTATCCGCTCATTGGCTTTCTCAAACTTCTCTTTCTCCTCATTCCCGATAAATGCCTTTGCGTTTCGGATGCGGTTCAACTCAATCCCCGATTCGGCGGCGATGAATCGCTGGTACATCTGCTCATCCTCCATCTCTTGGTTGAAGATGACCACCTTGAGCCCTTTTCTCACCATCTGACGGGCTATCTGTAAGACAAAAGCCGTCTTTCCTACGGATGGACGGGCACCGATCACGGACACATCCCCACGGTCGAATCCGCCGATGATCCCATCCAGCCGAAAGAAGCCAAGGTGAATCTTTGGACGGTCGGTGAACTGCTTATCCTTGAACATCCTCGACAACTCTCCCAGCGTGTGTCCATCGTTCGTCCTGTTCTCGGTGAGAGCCGTCAGCCTGTCCCGTAAATCTTCGAGCTGATCATCTATCCCACCCTCATCGAATCGGATGGAGCCGAGGATCTTGTCAGCCTCTCGCTTTTTCCAAGCGTTTCGGATCTCCTTTGCGTACCGCTCCGCCATGATCGAGGTCGATGGAGCATTGTCCACGCATTGGAGAATCTCCATCTGCATCACCTTGCTATTCGCATAGCGTGTAGTCAGAATCTGTGCATCCGCCTTGTCTGTCGTGATCTCGTAGTACAACCGCCCCAAGTTTGCGTTGGCGAACATCTCCGGGGAAAGATCAACCTCCGTCTCCGGGTCAATCAGCATAGCCCCTATAAGTGCGTATTCGGTCATTCTTCCTCCTCCACATAATCTAATAAACAATCTCCCAGCAACACGTTAAAGTCTTTGTAGAACCGCAATTCGCTATCTCCCTTTGATTGCACATACTTGGAAACCGCCCTCCAAATCTGTGCATTCGTCAGTTTGACGGTCTTGCCGTTGACCTTCCGGCCTTTTAACCATTGCCGATGCCGTGCCTTGGCTTTCGTCTTTCCGACCTTTTTTGGATAAATGGAATAGATTTTATCAAAAGCCTCATCAATCTCGTCCGCCTCGGTGGACGTATTATTATTCTCTTTCTTTACATTCTTATATTCTTTATTTTCTTGTAATGTGGTCACTTGTTGGTCGCTTGTTGGTCGCTTGTTGGTCGCTTGTTGGTTCACTTGTTGGTCATCACTTTGGTATAAATCCCAATTAAGTACCGTAATTAGTGTGTTTTTGTTGCTTCTTTGTCGGTCTATTTGTTGGTCACTTTCGAACTCATTTAGTATTCGTCTCACTTTAGATTCTGAAATCTTGAGTGCCGCCGCCAACACCTTGCGACCCGTGATGAGTTGACCGGGCTGGAGCATTATCTTTTTGCCCTTGAACAGTTTCGGATATTCCTTGTGTGTTGCATTCAAAAGAATGTATGTCCACAATGCGAGATAGTCCGCATCTTTCATCACGATAGGATTCCGCAACAAGCATCTGTGCAATTTAATCCAGCCCTCTGCCATCGTCCAACCTCCTCAAATATGCCTTGTACAACTTCACCCAATCATCGAGATTCATGGTCACGATCCACGGCTTTCGGCTGGTCTTTGAAAACACGGTCGGCATCCCGTCCTGTCGTTTCTCGGATTCTTCCTCGGCTTGTGCGAGGGCTTTGCGGATGTTCAACTTCTCGACAAACTTGCACTCCACATGGATGTGAGGAAGTCCAACCAGATCGGATGTATGATTCCACACAAAGCCCCGTGTCACATCCTCGAATCCGTGATCCCTCAATTCGTCCCGGAGCATTCTTTCCGCCCTTGCCCCTTTATCTCTACTTGCTTTTCCCATCTGCCAGCTCCTTTGCGGTTTGCTTTATGTCCTTGCACGTTTCACAGATCGTCTGTGCCGCCGACTTGGGTGTGAAAATCTTCCCACACACACGGCACGGCTTTTCTCTAAAGGTCTTGTGCTCGGATTTCTTCTTCTCCTCGTCCGCAAGTTTCAAGGCTGACTTGTAGCCTCGGATCTGCTCATCCTTTTCGTGGATGGTCTTTTCGTAGGTGCTGGTCAACTCACCGACCGCTCCTCGGAGTGCCATTGTGGCAGAATAGGTCGAGATCAGACCATTCGCAACTCCGTTTATCATTTCATCAATCACTTTTCCGATAAGTTCCATCTTTTCCCTCCTATACTTTCAGATTCGATATAAAGTCCTCGATCGTGAGCTGGCTCTTTTCGACTTCCAATGCCTCCATATTCTTGACCGCTTGGAGAAAGTATTCTCTTTTCAACTCAATGCCTACTCCCTTTCGTCCCATCTTTACGGCTTGATAAACCTCTGACCCAACTCCTAAAAATGGAGTAAATACCGTGTCACCCTCTTTCGAGTACATCTTGATGCACCGTTCTATCACATCGAGCTGGAGAGGGCATATATGCCGTTCTGATTCCTCATCAGAGAACATCCGATTCAAGGTGTTGCTCTGATTGATGTCCCACCAAACAGGGCTATTGTATTCATCCCAGATCGGGCTTGCGTAATCTTGCCATAAATCCACGGAAAAGGTCTCGTTTGTATGCGATACCCTGTCGGGATTTTCTCCGGGCTTTCTCATGAACACCACATAGTCGGGGATCCCCATTCGATTCATACAACTGTCCTTTTTGATCTGCTTGTGTAATAATCCGAGGGCTTTTGTCCTTTGCATCGCCGTCACGGGATTTTTCCATATACAAGTTTCGGAATGATATATGAATCCGCACTTTTGAAATAGTCGAATGAGATCCCCTCGAAAATCACGGATACCGATATATCCGTCTCTTTCCTTGGATGTCGGCAAGTTCATGCAATGCACCGCCATGATCCGTCCCGGCATGAGGATTCTGTATAATTCCTTTGCGATAAACTCAAAATGAGTGAAAAACTCCTCATCTGATCTACTGTTTCCCAAGTCCCTATCACTATTGCTATAAGTGTAAAGCGATGAGAACGGCGGAGAGTAAACCGAGAGCCCAACGCTATCGGTCGGAATCTCTGTTATCAGCTCTGTCGTGTCCCCGTTGTATATTGCGTATTTATCCGTGATTTTCTTATCAATAACTTTCATCTATCCCACCTCTCTCAAGAAACTCGGCAATTCCATATCCTTTTCGGGCTTGTAGTTTGTCGTGATTCTCGTTGTATGCTTAATTTCTGACATTGTGACTTCCATCATCAGAGCCGTCATTTGATGTTGCATTTCATCCATCTGTTCCTGTTTCTTCTTAATGTTTTCAAGGATGGCAACCTCACGATCCGATATAATGATGTAACAATTCACCTCTCTATCCTGTCCGAACCGCCAGCACCGCCGCACGGCTTGATAAAACCGCTCATAACTATCGGACAATCCGCAAAAGATCATATTGTGGCACTTTTGGAAGTTTGAACCGAATCCGAATATTGACGGCTTACTCACCAAACACCTAATATCTCCGCTGGCAAAGTCCACGCTGGCCTGTGCCTTAAACTCTGGATCATCCGACCCTTTAACCTCAACGCTCCCGTCTATCTTGCCGTGCAAAATCTCGCTCTCATCGTTGTAATCGACCCACAAGAGCCATTGATCATCGTTTCCCTCGACAAGTTCCTTTGCCTTGTCTGTCCTATCCTCAAGGCTTTCTTTCCTTGCCTCTCTGCGTTCTTGTAGTGTCTCCGCCACTTTTGCGAAAAGCTCATAATCTTTCACTTCCGACTTCATGATGATGGTTTTCATGTTCAATGCCGGGAGATCATATCCCTTTATGTCATATCCCAGCTCATTCGGATTGTTAAATGCGATAGCCCACGTTGCGAACCACTCCCAAAATTTGACCTTGCCAGCCTTTTTAAGTCTCCAATCAGAGGTTTTTCCGCCATCGTGCACAAAATAAGTCGCAAGCATCTCGGCTCTGCTCATGATCCCCAAAAATTCGCATGATGTCCCGATCTCCGTGTAGTCGTTCGGTGCGATCGTTGCCGTGCATAGCAATTTGTACGGAGTACGGCAAAACCTCTGTGTGAAGTCTGCCGTGGTCTTTGATGTGAACGATTTCAAAATACTGCTTTCGTCCAGCACAACCGCCACAAAAGAATCAGCGTTGAAATGCTCCACCATTTCATAGTTTGTGATGTTCAATCCGTCTTTCACATCGTCCTGTGTTCTGCACACGTTCACGGTCGATATACCGAACTTCTCCGCCTCTTTTTGGGTCTGCTTTACTACCGAAAGAGGAGCCACAATCAGAACATTCCCTCCTGTGTGTTTATATACTTGCTCCGCCCATGATAATTGAATGATCGTCTTTCCAAGCCCGCACCCTATCAACACGGCACA